ACAGACTTGGGTGGTGGTGCCTCACTGAGGCTTAAAGACCGGCTTCCCTCTTCAGCACTGCTGCGAGTTCAGGGTCTTGGGCGGACAGCATCATCTGCTGCGTTAAGTTAATACTACCTTCCTTCCAAGGATTATTCATACCTGGAGCGACAGTAGAAGTTGGGTTGGGCTTGGCGCCCATGCCAGCGGCAGAACTTGGCTTGAAGTGATGTTCAAAGCCGGAGCCGGGATTTTTCAGGTTGTTTAGATATGCCTGAAGGTCTTGTTCCACGCCGCCGTTGAGGACGACGACGCTGCCGGTTTCGTTTTTGCGGAGGTTACCTTGGAGCAACATCAGCATTTGCTCGGCGTTGATTGCGCCAGCCTGACTGATGGCGGCCATGGCCGCTGTTCGCATCGTGGCGGCTTCGTTTGAGTTGCGAAGGTCCTCAAGTTGGCGGTTCAGATCGGCGATTTGCTGATCTTTTTCTTGCGCCGTTTTGTTGGCCTCTTCCCACAGATCTTTCCACTGGCCTTGGTCTTGGAGGACTTTTTTGCGTTGGTCGTCCTGCTTTTTGTAGACCTCGTCTAGCTTGGCCTTGATGCCTTGGAAACGTTCCTCGGCTTCAGCGGATTGGGCTTTCAAGGCTTGGATCTGGGACTCGTACTCAGCCTTGATGCCGGTGACATCAGGGGTGGGTTGAGCGGTGTCGGCTCCAGCCACGGGCTGGGGTGGAGTCGCCACAGGCGTCTCCTGGATGACTTGCTCTTCCATGCGTTAGAACTCGGGGATTTCAGGGGTTTCGGTGACAAACACAGGCTCGCTGGTGGCCTTTTTGCCAGCCTTGCGGGCGGGTTTTTCGGGGGCGGGTTCTGCTTTTGCAGCCCGCGCAGCTTCATCCATTTCGACCATTTCCCAGTGGAAACTGCCGTCTGGTTGCTGCACGTAATCCAGGCTTTTCACCAGCGGACTGTAGAAAGTGCGCTTCTAGTCTAGAACAAAAGAAGATTAGGTAATCGTTGCGCCAACGTCGTCGACACCTGCGGGAGAGAGATTTACCCATGCGCTTCCTGTGTAACCCTCGAAGCAGCCGGCGGTTGTGTTGAAACGGATCATGCCGGTGGCTGGAATGCCAGGGCGTTGGGCGGTGGTGCCAGTTGGAGCTTGGATGTATTGGTTGGTGGTGTAAAAGGTGCTGTTGAGGGAGACAACACCACTAGATACGGAGATTCCAGTGCCGGCCGTTACGGTGGCGTTACTGCCGGCGGGGCCTTGGGGGCCGGTATCTCCTGTAGGGCCTTGAATACCTTGAGGGCCTTGATCGCCTGTATCGCCTTTATCTCCTTTGTCGCCTTTAGGACCAGTAGCGCCGGTTGGACCTGTGGCGCCAGTTGGACCTTGATCACCTTGGGGACCGGGATCGCCTTGAGGACCTTGGGCGCCGGTTGCACCAGTGGGGCCGGCTGGACCTGTGGGACCGGTGGCGCCGGTTAAACCTTGAGGACCGGTATCGCCTTGAGGACCGATAGCACCAGCTGGACCGGTTTCGCCTTGGGGGCCGGCAGGACCGGTTAGGCCGATGGGACCCTGGTCGCCTTGTGGACCTTGTGGGCCTTGGGAACCGGTCGCTCCGGTGGGGCCGGCGGGGCCAGTTTCACCTTGAGGACCGATTGCTCCTGTTGATCCAGCTGGACCTGCAGGACCGGCGGGACCAATCGCGCCAGTGGGACCGGTAGGACCAGTGGGACCTGTTGGGCCGGCGAGGCCTGCAGGTCCTTGTGGACCGGCAGGACCGGCAGTTCCATCGCCGAGGTTGCCGCCGATTGTGAGTTGAGTCGTACGGATACGACCCTGCATGTCCTTGGTGCCGAGTGCAACGGGTTCGGCAGGCCAACCACTGCTGGATTTGGGGCCGTATAGCTGTTTGGTGCGGCGGTCGATGTACCAGTCGCCGCTGTTGCCTGTGTCGCCGGGGGGACCGTCGCCAGATAGCAACGTGGTGAGGTTTTTGAGTTTTTTGCTAAGTTTGACGAGTGCGGTGACTTGGGCCAGCGTCAGGTAATCCTGTTTGGTGGCCATTGCGTCAACCCATCATTGCTTGAATCAGTCTCTCTACCTGATCGGTAGAAAGTCCTTCGCGTTCTTCCTCTGTGGCTTCCTCTTCGGCGGATTCAGGGGCTTCGGAAAACTCGTCCTCGCCGTTAAGCATTGACATTCCAGACGAGAGGATTTCGCCTTGGCGGAGGATGTCGCGGAACTCTTCGCGGTCGATGACTTGTTGCGCGAACAAGGCCGTCAGAGCCGTAATGTCTTGGCCGATGAGGCGATCGATGTCGAAGTCGCGGCTGACGTAGACCTTGGGGGGTTCCAGTTGGAGGTAGGCGGCGGCGAGGTTGAAGGCGCCTTGGAGGGTTTGCTGGAGATCTAGGGAGACCATGGACAGCATGGAGTTGGTGTCGACGCGATCAAGGCGGCGGGCATCGGCAGATTCGGCGACAAATTTTTGCTGGCTCAGAGTGCTGATGCCGAGCGTCGCCATCTGCATCTGGAGTTCTTTGATTTCGGAGGATTGGGCCTCGAAAGCACTTGATGCAGGCTCCACGTAATAAGCCTTGTTGCCGGGCTGCATCGCCAACGCATAATTAACGCTGATAGCAAGGTCCTTGGTCTGGTCGTCCCAGCCTTCGAGGACGAGCATGGGTTGGCTGGCGACATGGAGGCTATGAATGAGGTCGGCTTGGCGCTGGAAGTGGGCCAGGTTTAGGTAGGCAATGTCCAGCAGAGGCGGTTTGCTTACCAGGGTGTCGACTTTGTTGGAATACAGGGTGACTAGGGGGATTTCGCCGAGGCTGTACGAGCCAGATTCGATCAGTTCGTAGTCGCCGCCGGTGGGGCCGGTGATGTTGAAGGAGTTGGGGTACGGCATTTGTCCGTACATGTCCTTGCGGCTTTCCTGCTGGCGGTAGATCTCGTAGCGGCCGGGCTCGATGACGCGGACTTGGTCGTACACCTTTTCGCCGAAGCGGCCGTCGGGGACGATGGCTTTTTCGGCAATGCGAATCTGGATCAGCTTGCCGTAGTTGACCTCGCGGTCCAAACGCCAACCGTAGACGTTTTGGGGTTCGACCTCGATCCAGTAGGGGCGGCGGTTAAGGGCGCGTTCCTCGGCGAGGCTGCGGGCTCCGGTTGGGGCGGGGAAATCGACCAGCGTGTGGCAGTGGCCGTAGGTCAGCGCGCAGATCAGGAGGCGGCGGGCGTACTCATCAAGGTCGGAGCCACAGCCGTCGACGTCCTTGGCGAAAATTTCGCTCCAGTAGGGGTCGCCTTCGAGGACGATCGGTTTGCGGAGGACCAGACCGGCGGCGGCACGCACCAGACGTTGGGTGAAGGGAGAGAAGACGGCGCGGTTGACGCGGGCCAGGTAGGCCGTGTAGTCCTCGCGGGGTTCTAGGGGGAGGAAGGTTTCGCTGTTTTCGCGCAGGTATTCGGTGCCGAGGGTGACGGCTTTCATGATTTCCCAGCCGCGCATCATGTCCAGCACGGCGCGGGTCCGCGAGAACGGTGAGTCAGTCGGACCCTCGAAGGTCGAGCTGACGAGATGGGTGCGGATTTGGCCTGGGACTGCGTAGGTCATTGAGTTACCATTTCACCTTGTCGGCCCAGTAGGCGGCAGACATCTTGCCTTTCTTTATGTTAGATGAGTGGCGGGCTTTGAAGGATGCGCGTCGTGCTCGCTCTGCTTCTGATTCTCCTTTTCGTGCTGGCGAGCCAGATACACCCTGCTGACCGAATCGAATAAGTTTCACTGTGTCGCCCTCTTTTGCGAGAACGGCATGTGATTTTTCTGGGTGATTTGGAGTGCGTTTAGGTTTGTTGTAGCCGGTGAATTTTTCGCCGCGATACTCAATCATCGTCTTCCTCCTCGTCGACTTCGTCGCTTACGTCGACGAGAACTTCAGTTCCAGTGAAGATGTTGCCCATGAAGCCGGCGAAAAGGGCGGGGTCGCTGGGGGTTTTGAAGTTGAAGGTGACTTCGGTGCGACCCGTTTCGGCGTCTACTTCGATGTAGGTTGGGTAGCCTTGGAGGGTGTGGATAGACATCAGCTGTCTGAAAGCGCTCCAAGGGTTACGGAGATCGTAGGGCCGGCTTGGGTGATCGTCACGACCTCAAGGCGGTAGCTGCGGACTGGTTTGTCTTGGATGAAATAAAGATATGTACCGTCGGCACTAATGCGTTGGGCTCCAGCGTGTTTGGTGCTGGCGGTGATTTTGCCGAAGTCGCTGTTGAGGCTGCCGTAAAAATCGACATCGATATGCCCGGAAACGAAGTTGGTAACTTTGACCTGAAAACAGGTATGACCGGCGGTGACGTCAGTAAAATCCAGAAAGCCAACGGTGGTGCGGCTTTGGGCCGGATAGATCGTTAGTTCGCCGTCGTAGACGGTGCCAGTTCCAGTGGCCATGGTGGGTTATTTCTTGGGTTTTTTGGGTTTTTTGGCCGTTTTAGCGGCGGCTTTGAAGGCAGCAGCGGTTGGGGCGCCCTTCGTGCCAGGCTTACGCATCTTTTCGCCGCTGCCGGCCTCGATGCGTTCGCGTTTGCGGCGAATGTTTTCGTAGAGGCCGGGTTTTTTGGTTGCCATGGCTATTTCTTGACCTTTTTGGTGGTTTTGGGGCGGGATTTGCCGGCTTCAGACAACGCAATGGCGATTGCTTGCTTGCGGTTGACTACTTTTTTGCCCGAGCTGGACTTCAGCGTGCCAGTGCCGTATTCGCGCATCACCTTTTCGACCTTTTTCTGGGCTTTGGTAGGTTTTTTCGCCATTTGCGAATAGCGGATAGACCCAGTCTACGGGGACTCAGTACAGGCGGTAGTTCGTGGTGCCCAGTTTGGCGTAGTTGACTAGGTTGAACTGTTGGAGGCAGAGGTAGCCGAAGGCGTCGAAGGCGTGGTCGACGCCGAGATTTTTGTTGGGGAGGCCAGTGTTGGGGGTGTAGGTCAGGGTGCGGAGGGATTTTATGAGTTCCTTGCAGCGCGGGTGGATGATGGTGCGGCGCGTTCCAGTGGCATCGAGGAGGGCGGTGTTGACGCAGGTGATTTTGTCGCGGATTTTCCAGGGGGATTTGGGGCTGGAGACTGTGAAGCCGCTGCGGCGGAGGATGTTGTGGTCTGTTAGTCCCACGCCGCTGGTTTTGCGGGCGCCGCCGGTGGGGTCCGGGCAGGCGATGATGCGGCGATCCACGCCGAAGCGGCGGGTTACTTCTTCGGCGAAGTCCCAGGTGGTGGCGCCACCCGTCAGCATGATTTCGTCGAAAACGTAGAGGGTGTCGTCCTTTTTGACCGCGCAGATGCCTGACATTGGGTCGACGTTGAAGTCCACCCCCAAAAGGAGTGGAAGGATTGAAATATCGGTTGATTCGGGGCTGATGTTGGCGTCGCCAAAGGAGACGGCGACAAGGCCGCTTAGATTCTCGAAGCTGGCCTCGAACTCTTGGCGGAAGGTGCGGGCGTCGAGTTGGGCGCGGGCGGCTTCAATCTCCTCGGGCGGGACGTTGTCGCCCTCGATCGTGGTGAATTGCCAGCGGTTCCAGTCGGAATCACCTTCTTCGCAGTAACACCAGAGGTCGTAGAACCAGCTGGCGGTGCCGTCTGGGGTGGAGATGAACAAGGCCCAGCCTTGTTTGTCGGCGAGGGCGGGGCGGATTACCTCGAACCAGACCTCGGGGTCCATGAAGGCGGCTTCGTCGAGCACCACGCCAGCGAGGCTTCGGCCGCGTAGGGCCATCGCGTTTTCGGTGCCCTTAAGTTCGATCGTGCTGCCGTTGACCAGTTCGATCTTTAGGTCGGTCTCGTTCTTGCTCTTGATCCAGGCTTTTGGGACCAGCTTTTTCATTACCTTCCAGGCAATGTCTTTCGCCATCCGGTATGTAGGGGCTGCGTAGAAGAATGTTTCGCCCGGCCGCTCGATTGCCCCACGCAGCAATTCGATACACGACAGGTAGCTTTTTCCGAAGCGGCGGCCGGCAACCAGCACTCTGAAGCGTTTGCGGCTGCGAAATACTTCGCCTTGGGCATATCTCAGCGATAGCGCACCAGCCTCTTGGGGCATTTGTAGTAGACGGGTACCTTCTAGGGTATTACAGAATTTGCAACACTCCCCCCTAGGGGCTGTGTAACAGTAGAAAGAATTGCGAATGTATCAGTAGGTTCCCTTAGCGGCGGTACCCGGCCACAGAAACGCGAACCTCCCCCCGGCTGGCTAGGGAGAGGCTGGCATGAGAACGATTATCATTCCCGGATGGTGGCGCCAATGGCTAGGCCACCGGCCAGGCAGGCAACGGCGAGGGGAAGGTTGGCGGTACAGGTTGCGAGCGCGAGCAGCGCTAGCGCGGTGGTGGTGCGGATCATGAGGCAGCCAGGGCGACGCGGACTCTGTGGCGGGTGATTCGAAGCCGGGCGGCGATCGCCCGCTGACTCAGACCGGCAGCGTGCCAGCGCCTGATGCGCTGTTGGCGGGATTCAGTCGCCCATAGGGTGACGCCAATCAGCACTAACAGCGGGAACAGTAGGAACAGGAACAGGGATTGCATGGGTCAGTGGCGGGGCGGCATTGGGCCAGCCGTTCCCCCTTGCTCTGTATTCTTGCACATCTGGCAGCCAGGGCAAGGTTTGTTACACATTAACGTTGCTTATGGCTGCCTGCGGTCCTCGACCGTGATCTGCAGCTGTGGCGCTGCTGCTGCCTGCTGCTCAATGCCGGACTCATTCAACACGCGGCCAACACTGTCCATCAACTGAGCAGCGGTCTGCAGCTGACCCTTTCGCAGCGCCGCGTTGATGGCACGAAAGCGCATCCCCTGGAGTCGTGACAGCAAAGCCTCTCGATCCTTCTCCCAATCCTCCGCGTTCCACTTTGTAACAACTCGCCAGTCCATCCAAGCGGTCTTTTCGCTGATGCTTTCGCGTGCCGCGTGATCGAGCACCAACTGCCGAGTCGTCAGACCGTCAAGTTGACGCCGATAAAGCCGGCGCTGACGCTCTTCGATCACCGCGTCAGGATTGCGCCTGCCATAGGGACGCTGCTGCTTTACATTTTCCGGCTGATCTTCCGGTGCGTCGTTGATAGCTTCCGGCTGCTCGATCACTGCTAAGCTCTCCTGCTTTGGTTCAATCTTAGGCTGTCAGGTTGCGAGCGAGCGAAGCGAGCGCAGCAACGCGAGCAAACAAAAGCCCGACACAATGGCCGGGCCGTAAGGTCTGCCGGTGCTGGGGTCACCGATAGCAGGAAATAAGCGACCGGGCCATAGCCTTGGCGATGCAGACCCCCATACCTTGAGAGTAAAAAGCGCCAGCGGCCATCACTTTGTCATGGTTAACCCGAGGGTACAACTTACGCGCAGCATCATCCCACCGGGCCAGAGGGATGTCGTTGAAGTGTTCATCGGTGCTGTGCAGTAGTTCTTCCGGGCCGAACATCCCGGCCAGAGCCGACCGGTAGGAAGGGTCGGCGAACTGTAAGAAGAACGCCTCATGTAGTTCGGCACTATGGGCCAGATACTGCTGGCGGGTAATGGTTGCCATGGGTTGAGTCCTAAGGGTTGGGCTTCTGTGCAAGGGTAAGGCCGGAACCGGCCAGTCGTCAAGTGTGCCAGGGTTTGCGGTTGGCATCGGCCACAATCTGCTGCCACGCTGGCAAGGTCTGCCGCCGGTAGTCTTGCTGCAGCAGTGTGAACTGCTGGCCAGTGCGCTCTAGGTGCCGGACCCAATGAAGCAGCGCGGCAGATACCTTGGCAGCCGTGCCAGTGCAGAAGTTTTGAGAGCCCCATTGGCTGACTGACTCGTGCCAGGTCAGCACGGTTAATTGCGCGACCTTGGCAGACTTGCGCTGATAGATCAGCTTGCGCGGTGGAAAAGTACGGTTTGCCATGGATGGTGGCTTAAATACCCTCACACTATACAGACCACGCAACCCAGCCAAAGCCCAGTCGTTGACAATCCTTAACAGTTCCCGCGCCAAGGCTTGCGCGTGCTGCTACTGTGCAAGGGTTCAACCTACCAGCCCGACCCACGGGCAGGATCGAACCTATGGCCACACCGAACCACGCTGTGCAAGTAACGCTTGCGCCTGAGCATTGGCTCAGGATCGAGCGCGCGCTATGGGCGGCAGAGTCTCAGATGCACCGAACCGGCAACACTTCCGAAGGTTGGCGATACCACCACACCCGCGAACTGATCCAGCACGTCACAAAAGGTTGGGAGGCCTGACCCATGGCCGAATGGCAAACACAGCGCGAAGTCCGAGACAAGCGCCAGCAGGCCCGCGACGATCTGCGCCGGCTTCGGATCGAATGGGCGGACAAGTACTGGCTCGCTCAGAATCACCCGGTCGCCGATTCGGTGCTGGCCTGGCTGGCCGAGAATCGTTCCGAAGCGTCAAAGATCGGCGCCAGCCGCTGGAACCTTGAAACGCTCCCGGCACTGATCAATCGGCAGCATCAACTGCGAACTGCCGACGAGTTCCAGCGGATTCTCGACCGCTGCGCGATTTCCACAGATTCCACAGTTTCCCCAGAATCGCTCGAAATGCGCGCACCATCCAAACGCCAACGCCGCCGCGATGCTGGCAAAGCCCGCAAACGTTCCAACGCAACCACCTCTTAACAATGAACCGCGAAACCTATAGGCTCCAATTCAAAACGCCTGGCCAACCCTGGCGCAACTTTGACACCGAACCACTGGCCACCGAATCCGAAGCATGGGCAAAGCTGGCCGCATGGGAGCGATACGCCCCACGCGAAAGGTGGCGTTGGGTGCGAAGCTGAACCGCTCTAGGCTCCAAGCTCACCGCTTGGGGCCTTTCTACTGTCTGCGGTTGCGTCTCATGCGTCTCACACTGAGACCGTCTCGATGCGTCCCATCCGGCTCAGCATCGCCCGCTAGCCCGTACAGGACCCACAGCCCCAAGGCCGCAGCCCCCACTACTAGCAGCGTCCCAGTCACAACCATGGAGGCTAGTACAAACGAACTACAAAAGTGTCAGAAACTCGCGAGCCATGAATGGCGTTCCAGCGCAGTATGAATGGCGTTCGACGAGGCTGCATGAATGGGTTCTATGCGAGGGCTTCAGCCCGAGCGAAGTACCGCTGAACACGCTCCAGGTATGCGTCTTCTGCGTACACCAGCTCATCCTGCGTTAATGAATGGGTTTGGGGTGGTCCGCAACGGCGTGCCAGCACAACGATGCCGCCGGCTGGTCGGATGCTGGTGAGGTGCTGGAGTCCCAGGCTGTACGCTCCAAGCTGGTGGATGTATGAATGGCCGGGATCCAGTTCTTTGCGGTTGACCGTGGTCTTCCAGTCGGCCACGATGATGCCTGAATGGCCCTTGAGGCATACCAGGCCGTCACACGTTCCAGCAAAGCCGGCGGGGTGGTGAATGGAAAATTCCGAGGCGAAGATTTCCGTGACGTTCTCGGCGATCCAGTCGCTTAGACCGCGTGCGTAACCTGAGGCGCTCCAGCCAACACGGGGAACATTGGGGCGGACCTTGGTTAGAGCCCACTGCGTGATCTTCGGGGGGATGCGAGCCAATCCGCAATCGTCCCAGTGAATGGCGTTGCGCTTGTTGGCGGTGGAGCGTGCCAGCTGCTGGGCAGTCTTGAGGAGATACTCGGCCTGTGAATGGGCCATGTTGCCGCGTGTGGCGGCAACGTTGCGTTGGGCGGTGGCCTCTACGGCGCCAAGCCTTTCCTGCCAACGTACCAGTCCGGTTTGGTCGCTTGTCTCTTTGAGAATATGTGTAACAGAGGTATAGACGTTGCCTTTGCCGTCGCGGTAGACCCGGTGGGGGCCTGTGTCGTCGCGTTCCAGTCGCCATTTCCTTAGGCCAGCTAAGGTGTCTTGCGTATTGGAAGGCATCGAGATACTCGTTCCCTTACAGATTCTACTACTTAGTGTCAAGCTCGGCATGGCATTAAGAAGCCCCGGTCTTATCCAGCGCGTGGGGGAGCTGGTGCCGGGGATGGTTAATGTTTATCTAGGTGTTTTGTAATCCCACGCGCCGCACCAATGGGTGGCAAAAGTCACAGGCCATTGAGAGACAAATCTGAATGGTCTATCAGAGCGACAAGACGGTGTATCCACAGGATGCGGAGCATGTCTACGACATTCGCCTCGCTGATTTGATTCATCAAAGCAACGCCAAAAGATGCAGTCTCCGCAGTTCTTTCCGAGTAAGTCAAACTGCATCTCACACCGCCTTGAAGGGGTTACCGCCGTTCATCAGGCGTGAAATGTCGAAGCCTTCGGATTTGGCTTCGAGCCACGCGGCATCGATGTGCTCTTGGCTGCCCTTTTTGCGGGGGACTGGGCGGACGGTGTACTCAGTGAGTAAGCCGGTGCCCTTTTTGCCGATGGTGAAGTCCCACTCCAGCAGGTTTTCGTAGTCCTCCATCTGGGAGATTTGGTCAATCTCCTTGAGAATGGACTTCTGAGTGATCTGCAGGACTTGGACCTTGCCGGATTCGTAGTTGTAGACCGGGACCGCGATGAAAAACTTCACGTCGACGGTGCCAGGGCCGCCACGGCCTTCGCGGGGCTCGAAGTCGCCGAGTTCCACGGCAACGTCTTCAGGGGTGGGTTCTTGCTCGAAACGGAAAGGCTTGGAGGCGCCGGCGCTGGTGCCCCAGACCTCGTAACCCTCAAGGGGTTCGTCGGAGAGCAGGGCGAAACGAACAGAGCCGCCGTCGGCAAGTTTGGAAAGTTGGAGGTAGCCGCCGCCTGAACCGGAGCTGGTAACGGCTGCTGAGGCTTGCTTGGAAAGGAATCCCATGGTGCTTTTTCGTGCATTGGATGGTCGCCGTTTCCGGCAACGTCTTGCACAGTAGCACAGGATCGGTCGGCGGGCTAGGCTACAAAAACGCCCCAAGGCAGGAGACCTCGGGGCGCGTAAAAACCTTCACTGTAGGAGTTTAGCACGTGTCTCATGAGACTCAGGAGCTGCTGGCCTTTGTGCGGCAGTTGCCGGTGGGCTTTGCGTATGCGCCGATCTACGCCAAGGGGCGGGTGTTCGGGAAGCACGGGGACGTTTCAACCGGAAAGGCGCCTTATGAAGGGGCGCACCACAAGGTTTTGTCGCCGGCTGACGTTGCTCTGCTGATTGAGCAGCGGTCGGAGGATTTCAAGGCGGTCGGTCTGTTTACCGGGATTCGCAGCGGCGGTCTCGTGATTCTCGATGTGGACGCAAACCTGGCGACGCTCCGGAAAAAGTGGGGAGACTCGCTGGTTGGGGCGCCGAAAATTGTCTCTACTAAGAAAAACGCCGCGAAATTCATCTTCCGGGTGCCGGAGGAGCAGCGCTCCAAGGTCAAGGGCATCAGCGGGAAGGTCACAGGACAGGGCTATGAGGTCCTGTGGGGGATGCAAGGGCTGATTGCGGGGCAATACCCCGGTAGTAGCGATGGGAAGGCTCCTGAGGGCTTCTACGCGCTACAGGGGGATATGGAGAGCATCCCGGATGCGCCGGAATGGTTGCTGGCGGAAATGCGGGCGGCTAAGGAGGCTGATGCTCCAAGGCGGGGGATTATCAAAAATCGCAAGGGGTTGGACTTCGGTAATCGGACTGAGGATGAGATTTTTTGGCTGATTAAGGACTGTCTTTCGGTGTTGCCGCACCTCGGTAGGGGTACTGAGGACTACTGGTGGTCAATCGGGGCAATGATTGCCGAGGCATTGCCCAATGAAAAGGGTTTGATGCTGTGGGCAGCTTGGAGTTCGGAAGATCCAGCGTTTGAGGATGAATGGACCCACGGAAATCCTTGTGAGTCGAAATGGCCGCACATCTTGCAGCGAGTTGGACGTCCCAACAACAAAGGGTTGGGGTCGTTGATCTTTTTGGCTGATGAGTATGACCCGAAGCGTGAACGTTTTGGGGATTTGTCGCGCCAGACGCTACATATTGTTGAGCAGGAAAGGATTCAGCGCTGGGAAACTTCCTATTTGGACGGGAAAGAAGTTCTGGAGCAAGCGTACAAACTTGAAGACGAGATTGATAATCCGGCGCTATTAGATCAGGCCAAGCATGTGCTGGCTTTGAAAGCTGGTCGTACCCAGGGGGCGCAAGCGATTGACAAGATGCTCGACGCTGATATGGCGTATGAGCGGAGTAAAAACCTTGCGCCAGTGGCGGTAAAAGATTTGGAAGCCACGCCGTTTGAGTATTTGATTCCGGGTTTGTTGCCGAAGCCTTGGACGTTGCTGATCCATGCCGATGGTGGCACGGGTAAAACCGCGATGTGCCAAACGATTGCGAAGCATCTATCCCAAGGCAAGCCTTTCGATTGTTTTGGTGGGATGGTCGCTGTACCACAGTCGAAGGTGTTGTGGCTTAACGGCGATCAGAACGAAAGGATTGTTCGGCGCCAGTTCATGCAGTTGGGGGTGATGGCCAATGTGGATGTGATCGGCGAATGGGACATGATGTGGTACCGGAAATTTTGTCGAATCCAGAAAAAGTACAAGTACGACTTGATTGTTATTGACAGTCTTGATGGGTGTAACGACTCGAACCCTTACGAGGAAAATAGGCGGGAGTTTGCATTGCCGTTGAAAAAACTTGCCAGGCGTAATGGGATCGACTTTGATGCGTGCAGCATTATTGTGATACATCACAACACCAAGAATGGGACGTTTCGGGGTACCAGTGCCATCAGGGCTGCTGTGGACGAGACCTGGAACATGCGGAAGGCGACCCAGCAAGAGGTCGTTGAGCGCGGTCTGATGCCCATGAGTCGGATCGTGACCGTGGAGAAGTCCAGGGACGACCGGGAAGGCGTGGAGATG